TATGGATTTACAAGAACAACTAGACACAGTAGAAAAAAGAAGTGATAATGCTTACACGGTAGGCAAGGTCAAAGGTATGCTAAGACTTTTAAAAAGCACACCTACAATTGGAATCGCAAATACGTTTCATCAGATTGACAAGATCATTGATGAACTAGACAACATCCAATTATAAAAAATTTATTATATTTATAAAAACAATAGAAAAAATGCAAAAAATATTTCAACACATCGGTTACCATTTAGATTTATACTGCAAACACACATCAAAATACCAAGGTAGTGTTACAATAGATAATCCAGATACAGATAGAGTTCCCGGTTACCACGGTAGAAAACTTGAAACAATAAATGCTACAGGTCGCAAAGGCACAAAGACTATCACTTTCAATCACGACTACATTACAGAACTTGTTCCATTATGCGGTAGAATAGTAGGCGATAGATTCGCTACACTTCAACAAGCTAGAATGCGAGAAGTTGCTATACAGGGAAAATAATGGTGCAAATACCATTCACCCTACAAGACTATCAATTTTGTGCATCATTAGCAGATAAAAGAAGTTCCTCAATGGGACATCAAGACACTAAAAATAGTATCACAATGACGCATAGTTCACAGAAACGACATTACATTGGTGTTATTGGTGAATTGGCTTATTCAAAATTTTCAGGATTACCTGTTGATGTTATAACGATTGGCAGAGGGGATGATGGTAACGACTTCCAAAACGGAGTAAATGTAAAATGCACGGATAGAAAATCTAAACCTGATCTTTTATTTTTAAAAAAACAATTTGAAAGGAAAATATCTAATTATTATGTTCTTTCTTGGATTCACGAATCTAATGTGTATTTGGTAGGTTGGGCGAAAAGACTAGAAATTGAATCTCAACACACTGTTACAGATTTTGGTTACGGAGAAACTCTAGTATTTAAAAATGATTTATTATATCCAATGCACACTTTTGAAGAAGAAATTGGTTAATTTATTGTAATATTTTTTTAGTTATTGTTTTTAGGAAAATTGGGTATCTTTACAGGTACCCTTTTTTTTTGCACAAATATTAAATACATACGTTATATTATTATGGAACTTAAAGTACAGATACCAGATCAATTAAGCGAGATTACAATTACTCAATATTCTGCATACTTAAATATCATAGAGCAATTTGAGAAAATGAAAGAACAGAATAAAAATTCTGATGTCTTTTATTTATTAAAAACACTAGAAATATTTACAGGTATAAATTACCAAGACGGAATGAAGTTGAGGTTGACTGATGTTAAAAAGATAATTTTAAAAATAGAAAAACTATTATCTGAAAAGCCTGAATTGATTAGATCATTTAAACTAGGCGATACAACATTTGGATTCATTCCAAAACTAGACGATATGACATTCGGCGAATATGTAGACCTAGACACAAACATTTCTAATTGGGATAATATGCACAAAGCAATGGCTGTGTTATATAGACCTATTAAACTAAAGAAAAAAGGATTATACCTTATTGAAGATTACAAGGGCGATGCCTATCACGAAGCAATGAAACTGATGCCTTTAGATGTTGCCTTTAGTTCGCTGATTTTTTTTTATCATTTAGGGATGGACTTGTCGATAGGTATGACGAAATTTTTGGAGAAAGCGAAAGCGAAACCAGAGTTGACGGAATCTCAAATTTTTCTAGAAAATGGGGATGGCATCAATCAATCTATTCTCTCGCTAAAGGGGATGTTACAAGATATGAAGCTATAAGTAAAATGAATATAAACACCTGCTTTTTGCATTTGTGTTTTGAAAAAGAAAAAACAGATTTGGAAAATCAACAGATTAAAAAAAGTTTTAAACGATGAACGAAGGCGCAACAGCTTTTTATAGAGTTACACAAACTATCAAGGATGAACTGATTAGCAATCCACACGTTAATACAGTTACCTATGGGGATATTACCAAAATAGATTTAAGTAAGCAAACAATATTTCCGTTGTCGCACGTGATGGTAAATACTGTAACACAAGTTGAAAGGCTTTTAAATTTTAACATTACTGTTTTTACGATGGATGTTGTGGATTTTTCAAAAGATGCTACAACAGATATTTTTCTAGACAACAGCAATGAACAAGATGTTTTAAATACGCAACTGTTTGTGTCTAATAGAATGGTTGAAAAATTAAGGTCTGGAACTTTATACCTAAACAAATACCAATTAGATGGCAACGCAAGTTGTGAGCCTTTTGTAGATAGATTTGAAAATGAAATAGCAGGGTGGGCAACTACTTTTTCGATATTAGTGCAAAATGATGTAGACAATGAAATATGATAATTTAAAACTAGCACTAGAAAAGTATCGTGACCTTGTAATTGAGGAATCTAAAAACAACTTGTCTAGGGCAAAGAAAAAAAATAGTGGGGGGTTATATGATAAAATTAAAGGAACGTCCGTTAGAGTGTCTAAAAACAGCTTAGAATTTAATATAGAGATGCCTTTCTACGGAACATTTGTGGACAAGGGTGTATCCGGTACAATTACAAAATATAATACGCCATATAAATACACAAATAAAAAACCACCTGCATTGATAGATTGGGTTACAAAAAAACGATTTCAGTTTCAAGATAAAAAAGGTAGATTTTTAAGTTACAAAAGCACAGCATTTGCAGTTCGTGAAGGAATATATAAATATGGTATTAAGCCGAGTTTGTTTTTTACAAAACCATTTGAGAAATATTTTAAAAATATACCACAAGAAATCACAGATGCATTTGGACTAGACGTAAGCAATTTTATGTCGTTTCTTATAAAACAAAATTTCAGAACTAATGACTAAAATAAATGCACGTTCGCCATTTTTCGTATCGTTTAGCACACCGACAAAACCATCACCTGCATTTACTTGTGATATTGCAAAAGGTACAGGATTAAGTATAAGCCAAGAAGGTGTTATTACAGAACCACAATTTGAACAAGGCATATTAGATTCTTTCACAAGCACTGATTCAGGATTTGCTAATTCAAAATATGCAACTGTAACTACTGACACAACAAGAACATTAGTTTTTAGAATAGCAATACCATCTGGTTTTAGTAATTCTAGCGATGGCTTTTTTAATTGCACACTAACAGCAACACAACCTAAAAGGGTAACAAGTGGTACTACACCTAGTTGTTCAGGCGGTCCAACTGTAAATGGAAGTGTACCTACACAAACATTAGCATCAGGTGGCAATACTGTAACTGTGAATCTAGCATCTTTTTTTAATCAAGGCAGTTCAGCAATCACAGGATTTACGATTAATAATTATCACACAAATTTTATGCAAGCGTCAATAGTTAGTTCTACATTAACAATTACGTCTGCTAGTTTAGGTGGATCAAAAGTATTGTATGTATCTGCTTTTGATAATGATGTAAATACTTGCCGACCAACACAAGCGATTACAGTCACAATTAGTGTTTCATCTGCTTTTACTTGCACCGATGCAGGGTTAAGTGGTGGTGAAATATCACAAGCAGGTGCAATTACAAATCCTGTTGTGGTGGGAACAATAACAGCTATAAAAGAAACATCAGGTGGCAGTTCTGTAACATCAGTAGCAGCAAACACACAATCGACAGGCGTAAATAAAACTTTGTTTTTTGATATCACAGTGCCTAGTGGTTATTCAAATACAGGTGCTACAATAGAATGTTCCAAAACATTTGTACAGGCAGGAACAGGATTATTAGCATTAACTTGTGATGATTTAACATTAACCGAACAAGGCGTTTATACCGATGGTTCTATAAAATTTGGCAAAACAAATATTGGAACACTAACAGATTTTAGTCCGAAAAGTTTTGCGTCTGTGGACGTTGATACAAATAGAACACTTACATTAACCATCAATGCGCCTAGTGGATATTCTAATTCAGGCTCTGACATTACCTGTACCAAAGTAGTAACACAACCTGCTAATATTCCTGTTTGTGGCAGTCAAACATATTTCTTAGCACTTGATTTTGTTGCTACAGTAGAAAGTGACTTTTGTCAATCTGGTTTTAGATTAAGGGCAAACAGGGCTGTATTAAGCACAGCAAGTGATATTACGGATGCCTATGGTCACACAGTTTGTAGTGCTGCGGGAACACCATTTGCAGGTGATAGCAATTTTTACAGGGTAGATACGTATTTAAATAATACAAGTTTAAGCACAAGCAGTGGACCATTTTATATTTGGCAAATAAGCAATAGTGGAGTAATTGAAGATGTTTGGTTTTGGGATTGTGCTAGTGGTGGAGATGGTCAAGGATTTCAAACTTAATTAATATGGCAACTTTAAAAACAGCAAATTTAGAAATATATATTTATACAGGAACTTCTGGAAGTTACAGCGATTCTGATTTAAAATATACTTTACAAAAAGAAATAATATCAGGCGAAACTAAAATTGTATTTGAGTTTGCCGAGTTAGTTAGGGATTATTTGACAATGACTTTCAATAATGATTATACATCTATTGCTGTTTGGGTTACAACTATCGCAACCTTAGTAGATGATACAGGCGTTACATTTACTTATGGCAGTCCTGTAACTAGCACATATCTTGCACTTGACGGATATGGTTATTATGAAGAAGAAATAAACCCACAAGGTTCTACAAATGCCTTGATCACTACAGACACAATTTATATACCAGAAGGAACTGCAGGAAAATTGCCATTGTATGCACCGGGAGTTGGTAAAATAATTATTGATAGTGCAACTACTCAAATAACAGATAGTGGTAATAGCAATCAGAAAATACAATATGCTACAATACCTGCAGATAGTTCAGAAATAAAAGTTTACGACACTGATGATACAACACTTAAAAAAACCATTACGGTAATAAATGTATGCGAACCAAAATTCACAAGCTACAAAATCACTTTCGTAAACAAACACGGAGCATTCCAAGATTTGTATATGTTTAAAAAGACTGTTGAAAGTTTTAATGTAACAGATGAAACGTATCAAAGTAACATAATCAACAACTCAACTGTAACTTATAACACATACAAGTCACAACAAACTAGATACAACATAAATGCCAAAACTAAATTAAAATTAAATACAGGGTTTATGGTTGAGGATGCAAACAGCACTATTGAAGAATTGTTTTTATCTAAAAATATATGGATTAGATATGAAAGCAAAACTTTGCCTGTGATACCTACAAGCAAAGACTTTACATTTAAAACTAGCTTGAATGATAAATTAATAAACCATACGATTGACTTTGAGTTTGCATTTAACAAGATAAATAATGTCAGATGATAGGACTACAACTTTATGTAGAAAACCAATTGGTTGAAATGTTTGATGATGAAAGCGTAACGCTGACACAAACTATTCAAGACGTAAGAAATATAGATAAAATATTTAGTGATTTTAGCAAAACTTTTTCAGTTCCTGCAAGCGAAACCAATAACAAAATATTTAAACACTTTTATAATTTTGAAATATTAAATGGATTTGATGCTAGGGTAAAAGTAGATGCTGAATTATATTTAAATTACAAACTATTCAAAAAGGGTAAAGTAAAACTAGAAGGAACAACATTAAAAATAAATAAACCCCACACATACAAACTTACATTTTTTGGCAATACTGTAAATCTTAAAGATAAAATCGGAGATAGCACATTAAGTGATTTACCAATATTAACAGATCTTGAGTTTGAATATACAGATGCTAGCATAAAAGGAATGTTAAATACAGCACAATCTAAAACTATGAATGGTGTTGTGTTTCCAGAGGTTTTGTTGGTTCCTTTAATGACACATACTAAAAGATTGATTTATGATTCTAGTAGTTCAACATTAAACACAGACACATTAGCAAATATTGCTTATGCTGCAGGTCAAAATAAAGGTGTTGAGTTTGATCAACTAAAACCTGCGATTAGAGTACACGCTATTATAAAAGCAATAGAAAGGGAATTTTTTACTCAACAAGGTTTTTCATTTAGTAAAGATTTTTTTGCTACTAGTAACGCTAGTTATTATAATTTATTTTTGTGGTTACACAACAAAGTTGGTTCAATGTTTAGTGATCAACCAGAACAAATAAAATTCACTAATTATCAAAGGGTTTTTAATAGTTCACCAGATAGTAATTTTTTTACTTTAAATAAAAATTCTTTTATAAATTTAAGTTCTTTCAGTGAAATAAGATTTAGTGTAAAAACAACAAATCAAACTGCAAAATATAATGTGTACTTGTTCAAAAATGGCGAACTTGAATTAGAATATAAAGATTTAGTAGGTGACACATTCCCAACACAAGGTCAAGGAAAAGGCAAAAAAGGTAATGCAGATTTCATACCACTAGCCAAAGGCAATTTTACTTTTGCGGTTGAATCAGACACAGTAGCAACTTTTGAAATTAGTCCTAGAGTTAGAAGTGGTAGGGGTAGCCTTGACGTATTTTTTAATATTGGTTTCACAGGCACAGCAATTTCAATAACAAACAAAAAAGTACAAATTACTGAACAGCTACCAAAAATAAAAATTATAGACTTCCTGACCGGGATCTTCAAAATGTTCAATTTAACAGCTTTTATACAAGACAACAAAACTATTAAGATACAAACGCTAGATGATTTTTACGACACTAATACAACGTTCACTGATGTAACAGAATTTATTGACAAAGAATCATCAATGGTTGATAGTGTGTTGCCATACAAACAAATCAACTTTAGTTACAAAGGTGATAAAAGTTTTATGGCTGCAAACTTTGAACAAATATATAATCGCAAATGGGGATCGCTTAAATACGATGCTAGTTTTAAAAGTGAATCAAAAGAATTAGAAGAATTTGAAGGTCAAGTTTACGAAATTAAATTACCCTTTGATCATTTTATGTTTGAAAGATTAAAAAATGTATCAGGTAATGCTAATACTGCTGTACAATGGGGTTGGAGTGCAGACGATAAACAAGGTGCATACCTACCAGAGCCATTGTTGTTTTACCCTGTTTTAAATTCAGGCACAAGTATTGGCGTTTTAGATTCTGCAAACAATGTATCAGAAGTTACATCTTATTTTGTGCCATCAAATTCTTTGTATTTAAGTAATTCATTAAGTGATGATTCAAGCGATAATATAAATTTTAATTCTGAAACAAACGAATATGAAGGCATCCCATTTAACAAATCTTTATTTGAAAAATATTATAAAAGCTATATAGAAGATGTATTTGATAAACGCAGAAGATTAACAAAAGTAAAAGCGTATTTACCTGTTTCTATTTTACAAAATTTAACACTAGCAGACAAGCTAGTTATCTTCAATAAGACATATAAGATTAATAAAATTGTAACAAACTTTGAAACGCTGTTAAGTGATTTAGAACTAATAAACACAACAACAGAAATTACGCCAATAATACCAAGCAAGTTTTTACCTGTATCAACTGACACAAATTTAAGTGCAGATTCAGACGAATTTTTCGCAGACAATGGTATTATTACAGTAGATAAATTTAACAACTTTGAAGGATTAGAAGTAATTAGCACAACAGAAGTGGTGCCAGAAGATGTAAGCGTACCAAATATTCCACAAGTAGTTATTAGTGATGAAGCATTAACAGTTACACCACCGACATTAACATACCTTACAACTGCACCTACAAGTTCTGTCGTTACTATTTCATTTACAGTTACAACATTAGGAAAGGTTGGTTCTACTTCGCAAATAGATGAATATGGGTTTTTCTATTCAACAACAAAATCGCATTTAAGTTCTGATAGTATAACAACATTAAAAGCAGGATCAGCAACTAATATAAAATATGACACTACACCACAAAATAAAAACACATTATCTGGAAATATAAAATACCAAATTACAGGATTATCTGCAGGCGATACAATTTATTATAGATTCTATGGTAAAACTACAAATGATACATCGTTTGATGTAGCTAGTGGTGAAATGTTAAGTTCTGTATTATTTGAACAAGCAACGCCAAGTATTAGTTTTACAACCACAACATCTGTATATAGTTATCACGTGATGAAACCAGACGGAAGTGCTTTTGCTACCGGTAATTCAACATTTAGAATTAAAAATGGTGATGGAACTTTCTTTGATGTAAAAGGAATCAGTGGTGGTGTTTTATATTCTTTTGTTGTGCCGGTGCTTATTGAGGGTGATGCTGTAAGTTTTCAACAAAGATTTCAAGGCGTAGATTTTACAGGTATTGCAGTACACGATACTGGATACCAATATGACAAAGAATCACAAAAACAATTCGATAGGGAATTAGATGCTTGCGGTTATCACGCAACTGATCGTGCAACTGCTGAATCGTATGCTAGAAGTTTTTCAGCTACAGGTTCAACTTTACCTAATGGAAAAAAATTAACAAAATTAGGATTTTACAATCAAGGTGCTAGTAGCGAAACAGATTTTGTTTGTCAAAATTATAGACCATTAAAAGAAGGATACGGATTATACCAAATACCAGACGATCAATTTGGTGTATATCAAAGAAATACAGAAAGTAATAAATTGCTTTATGCACCAGATGGATTTTATGCCTTTTATGATTCTAATCAAAATGGATGTTACGCGCCCGGACAAGGTGTTTCAGGTTCAGTTGTAGATGGGATAGTTACTAATGTAAAAACATTTTACTAATGATAGATAATATTTTAACATTGCTAGAACTAGCAAAAGAACAAGACATACGAAGCGACAACATTGATCAAGCATTAGGTAAATATAAATTACCTATCAGTTTTGCAGATGTGAAGAACAGTTTAAAACTAAAAAAATGACCGAAGAAAATATCCGCTTAAATATAGATGTGCAAAGTGCAACAAAAGCGATTGGCAAACTTACAGATCAAATGGAAGATTTTAAGGATGAAACTCAAGAATCTTTAAATGCTATAAATGAAACCAACCAAAAAGGAAATAAAGGTTTAGCAAAACTAGGCAAAACAGTTAAGGGTGTAGGCAAAGGTTTTAAAGGTGCAGGATTAGCAGCAAAGGCTTTTATTGCAGGTCTAGGATTAAAGATATTTGAAAAGTTTACAGAAATATTAATGCAAAATCAAACCATTGTAGATGGATTAGGTGTTGCGTTTGGAACTGTATCTGCTGTGTTTACAAAAGTTATTGATGGTGTTATAGATGCAAGTAGTGAATTTACAGCTTTGGGGGATATTGTTAAAAATTCTGTAATGGTGCCTGTTAATCTTTTAAAGACTTCAATATTTGGTGTACAAACAGGATTATTAAGGGCGCAACTTGCTTGGGAAAAATCATTTTTAGGTGGTCAAGATGCTGATAAAATAAAAGAATTACAAACAGACATTGATAGAGTAGATGAAAAAGTTGTAGGTGCAGCTAAAGGTCTTTCAGATAACGTTTTCGGCATCGGTAAGGGGTTTATTCAAACAGGAAAGGAATTAGGCGACTTTACTACAAAAGCTGTGGAAAACGTATCTAAAATATCTACAACGCAAGAACTAGCTAATCAAGAAAGAATACAACAATTAAAAAACGAAACAGAATTAGCATTAGCAGAAAATGATAAATTACAATTTAAATATCAACTTGCAGCAGAAAGGCAAAGGCAAATCAGAGATGATGTTACAGCATCAATAGATGATAGAATAGCAGCAAATAATAAATTAAAAAATATACTTGATGAACAATCTTCACTTCAATTAGCAAATGCACAAAAAGCATTAGAATTAGCACAAGCAGAACTTGCAGCCAATCCTAAATTAGTTGCTAATAAAACTGCTTTAATAGAAGCTGAAAAAAACATTTTAGATGTTAAAGAAAGTATTGCAGGTTTTGAATCAGAACAAAGGGTAAATCGTGAGGGATTAGAACTTGAAGAAATTGAATTAATAAATAGTAAATCAGAAGCAGAGAATGCAAGATTAATAGCTAAAAAACAATTTAATGCAGAAGAAATAGAAGATGAACTTGAAAAATTACAAGCCTTACGTGATATTGCTCAACAAGAAAATGATCTTGAAACAGAAAGGCTACAAGCACAGGTTGAAAGATTAGGCGTGGGAACACAAGCAAGACAAGATGCTGAACAACAATTGTTAGATTTCCAACAAGAAAAAGGATTAGAAATACAAGATTTTAATAATCAAATAAAAGAACAACAATTAACAAATGATCAACAAGAATTAGCATCTAGTATATTATTACAAAAACAAAAGCTAGGATTAGCTGCTGATGCACTAGGTGGTATTGCACAATTGTTAGGTGAAAATAGTGTTGCAGGAAAAGCAGCCGCAATAGCACAAGCAACAATCAATTCTTATTTAGGATTTACAGAAGTATTAAGTCAAGAATCAACAGTACCAGAACCTTTTGGTAGCATTCAAAAAATTATAAGTGCAGGTACTATATTAGCATCAGGATTAGCTACAGTCAAAAAAATTGTATCTGTAAAAACACCTGCAGGCGCAAAAGGTGGTGGCGGTGGTAGTCGTGGTGGAGCACCTGCATCAGCACCCCCTGCATTTAATATAGTTGGTGAAGCACCAGAAAATCAACTAGCAAACGCATTGGGAGAAAATGAACAAAAGCCTGTAAAAGCATTTGTAACAAGTGGGGATGTAACAAGCGCACAAGCATTAGATAGAAATATAGTAGAAAATGCGTCTATATAAATACAAATTAAAAAACTAAAACGTTATAATAGTATGAAAATAGTTGAATTAGTAATTGACGAACTAGACGAAAATAGTGGCATTGATGCGATTAGTTTAGTAGAAAACCCTGCTATTGAAGAAAACTTTTTGGCACTATCTAAAAACAAAGAATATAAGTTTGCAGAAGTAGATGCAGAAAAAAGGTTATTAATGGGTGCTATACTTGTGCCTAATAAACCAATCTACCGAAAAGATGGAGATACTGAATACTATATTTACTTTACAAAGGACACAGTCCGAAAAGCATCTGAATTATATCTTTCAAACGGAAACCAAAACAATTCTACATACGAACACTTTGAGAAAATAAATGGCGTTTCACTTGTAGAATCTTGGATTGTAGAAAATAAAGAACAGGATAAAACAGCATTGTATGGTATGGATTTGCCATTAGGTTCGTGGGTTGGTTCTGTAAAAGTTTACAATGACGAAATATGGAATGAATATGTCAAAACAGGATTGGTAAAAGGATTTAGTATTGAAGGATACTTTGCTGACAAAGCAGAACGACCTAAAGAAAAAACAAAAGACGAATTATCACAAGAAATAGAAGCAGGAAAAAAATTATTAAAAATAAAACAAGATCTGGTTAGATATACTTTTGAAACTTATAACGATTATCCACAATCTGCAAGTAACAATGCAAAAAAAGCTATAAAGTATAAAAAAGAAAATAATATTAAATGTGGAACTAGAGTTGGTTGGACTAGAGCAAGACAATTAGCTGAAAAAAAAAACATAAGTCGTGACACGATTGCAAGAATGGCTAGCTTTAAAAGACATCAACAAAATAAAGATGTACCCTATGGCGAAGGATGTGGTGGTATTATGTGGGATGCTTGGGGTGGTGCTAGTGGTATTAATTGGGCAATAAGTAAACTTAAATCAATAGACAAATGAAATCACCTAATAACGGACGTTACAGCAGTCCAAAAAGCGGCAAACGTGGTTGTCTATGTAAAGATGGTATAAGATACAGTAGAAAGTGCTGTGATGGTTCCTATCAAGCACAAGGTATTGGTTCTATCACAAAAATTCCAAATTAAAATACAAATCATTTTTTCGGTGCGTTATATTAATACAGAAATGTAATTAACGTTAAATATATATTTATGAAACCGACAGAAATGTTAAACAAAATTACTTCTTTGCTTTCTACAAAAGTAGAGCTAGAAAGTATGAAGTTAGAAAATGGCACAATTCTGGAAGCTGAAAATTTTACAAGTGGCGAAAGCGTTTTTATCGTAACAGAAGATGAAAAAGTAGCTTTACCAATTGGCGATTATCAACTCGAAGATGGAAACACATTGATCGTATCCGAAGAAGGAATTATAGACGATATTAAATCAGAAATGGCAGAAGAAAAAGAAGAAGTAACAGAAGAACTAGATTCACAAGTTGCTACAGGTTCAGAACCTAGGGATTTAGAAGCAGAAAAAGACACAGAAGATGTAGTTGAAAAACCTAAATCAAAATCTAAAAAAGATTTATCAGATGAAACTGAAGTACAAGAAGAAGAAAACCTCGAAGAAGAAGAAAAAGACGAAATGAATAAAATAGTCGAGGAAGTTGTGGCAGCAATGACACCAATAATTGACGAAATGAAACAGGAACTTGCTTATGTCAAAGAAGAACTAGGCAAAATGAAAGATGAAGAACTTGCAAAACAAGAAGTGCAAGAAAAATTATCTACTGAACCTGCTACAAAAGCAATCAAACATAATCCAGAAACAAAGGATGATGCAAGGCTTAATCTATTAAGCAAGAACAAAAAAGCCAATTCAACGATGGATAGGGTTTTACAACGAATGTCTAATTTTAATAAATAATCTAAATAATGGGAACATTTACTCACATTTCAAACGACGTAGAAAGAAAGTTTGAAGATCAAGAAGTAATCACCGAATCAAAAGCGATTACTGCTGCAGACAGTGGTAAAACGTTTTTAGTAAGCGGAACAGGTTACACAATCACACTACCTGTAACTACAGCAGGTGTAAATTACAAATTCAAAGTAGTAGCAGCATTTAGTACTGATATGCTAATTCAAACTGTATCAACAGAAAGGGATACCATTAGTGGTTCCGTAATTGTTGCAGGTGCAGTTGTTGATGCAGATGCAATCGATAGAGTTACTTTTGAGGATGGTGCAGAAAGAATCGGAGATTTCATTGAGTTATCCTCTGATGGTTCTGTGTGGATGTTAAGTGGAAATGGCGCACAGTCATCTTCAATAACTGTAGGCGAACTATAATATTAATATTAAAATAATTTAAAATGGCAACAACAACTTCAATAACCACTACGTACGCTGGCGAATTCGCAGGGGAATACATCTCCGCAGCATTATTGAGTGGCACAACTTTGGCTAATGATTTAATTACAATCAAGCCAAACATTAAGTACAAAGAAGTAATGAAAAAAGTCGCTTCAAATGACATCGTAAAAAATGCTAGCTGTGACTTTGATCCTACTTCAAATATTACTTTAACTGAAAGACTTCTGCAACCAGAGGAATTTCAAGTAAATCTACAACTTTGCAAAAAAGATTTTATCAATGATTGGGAAGCAATTTCAATGGGATATTCAGCATTTTCTAATATGCCAAGCAAATTTTCTGATTTCTTAATTGCTCACGTATCTGCAAAAGTAGCACAAAAACTAGAAAACAATATCTGGGGTGGTACGAATGCTAACGCAGGGGAATTTGATGGATTTAAAACTACACTTCTAGCTGATGCTGATGTAACTGACGTAGGTGCAGGTGCTGCAGTAGATTCTAGCAATGTAATCGCAAAAATGGGATTGGTAGTCGATGCTATTCCTAGCGCAGTCTACGGTGCAGACGATCTATTTATATATGTTTCTTCTAATGTATACAGAGCCTATGTGAGAGCATTAGGTGGATTTGCTAGCAACGTTGGTGCAGCAGGTACAGAAGACAAAGGAACACAATGGTTTAATGGTGGTGCCTTGACAATGGACGGAATCAATATTGTTTTAGCGCAAGGATTAGCTGCAAACACTATGGTGGCTGCAGAAAAATCTAATTTGTTTTTCGGCACAGGACTGATGTCTGACCAAAATGAAGTGAAAGTCATTGATATGGCTGACATTGATGGTAGTCAGAATGTAAGGGTTGTAATGCGATTTACAGCAGGAATACAGCACGCTATCGGTAGCGATATTGTTCTTTATTCTTAATAATTAATTAATCAACAAAAGGGGTGGGTAAGCCGATGTGCCTACCTACCCTTTTTTAATACTATAAACTATGGCTTGCTTACTTACAAAAGGACGTGCATTACCGTGTAGAGATTCAGTAGGTGGATTAAAATCTGCTTATCTAGTTTCCTATGGAACGTTAGGTGCATTAACTGTATCAAGTGGAAATGTTACTGCAATGGCAGGATCACCCACAGTTATGAAATATGATTTAAAAGGTAATTCGTCACTAGAACAAACAATAACAGGTTCAACTGAAAATGGTACTGTGTTCTACGAACAAACTTTAAATCTTACTTTGACAAAACAAACGGTCGCAACACAAGAAGAAATTAAACTTGTAGCTCAAAATAGACCACACATATTTGTTGAAGATTATAATGGCAACTACTACCTTGTAGGTGCGGTTCACGGTGCCGATCTGAATGGCGGTACAATTTCCAGCGGTGCAGCAATGGGCGATTTAAGTGGATACACACTTACGTTCAGCGCACAGGAAACAATACCTGCATACTATGTAACTTCAACTGTTGTTACAGGTGCAACACAAGGAACACAACTTACACCATAAGAAATTTTGGTTTGTGTTAAAAGGGGGCAGCAGAAATGTTGCCTTTTTTTTTATGCAAAAATTAAAAATCTTGCGTTATATTAGTATGAAAGTTTTAAAAACAACTGCATCAGCACAAACAATAAAAGTAATACCACGTGAATATATTACAAGCGGAACTTTGACTGTGAGAGATGATACAACAAATACCAGCACAAATTATAACATAACAGCAAGTACAGTTGAGGATGATTTAACTTTTAATGTTACATTTAGTCCTGTATTAACAGAAGGATTTTTTTATGATATGACAATTAAAAATTCATCAGCTAAAATAATTTATAAAGACAAAATATTTTGCACAGATCAAACTGTGAATCAAGCAAACAACAATTATTATACAGTTAATAGTGGAGAGTACACCACACAAAATACGTATGATGATGATTATATAACAGTATGAACGTAAAAATAGTACAATTAAGCAATTACACAACGCCTGAAATCATTGAATTAAAAAACAAAGATTACGTTGCGTATGGTGAGGACAATAATTATTTCCAATATTTAATTGACAGGCATAATGGTAGTCCTACAAACAATGCTGCTGTAAATGGTATATCGCAATTAATATTTGGTCAAGGATTAGATGCTACGGATTCAAATAAACAACCAGAGCAATATGCTCAAATGAAGGGATTGTTCAATAATGATTGCGTTAGAAAACTAGCACACGATTTAAAATTACTAGGACAATGCTCAATGCAAGTTATCTATTCAAAAGATAGATCAAAGATTGTGCAGATAGAACATTTCCCTGTTGAAACTTTGCGTGCAGAAAAATGTAATGACGATGGTGAAATAGAAGCATATTACTATCATCATAATTGGGAGAAAATTAAGCCACAAGAAAAATTAAAACGCATACCGGCATTCGGTTTCAGTAATGAAGGACTTGAGATATTATACGTCAAGCCATATAGAACAGGATTCTATTATTACTCGCCTGTTGATTATCAAGGTGGCTTACAATATAGTGAACTAGAAGAAGAAGTAGCAAATTATCATTTAAACAATATTATGAATGGACTAGCACCTAGTATGCTAATCAATTTTAATAATGGAACGCCTACGGAAGAAGAAAGGCAAATGATAGAACATAGAATACAAGAAAAATTTAGTGGTACATCAAACGCAGGCAAATTTATATTAGCATTTAACGACAACGAAAATCAAGCTGCATCAATAGAGCCTGTACAATTATCAGACGCACACAGTCAATATCAGTTTTTATCTGATGAATCTATGCGTAAAATTATGGTAAGTCATAGGATTGTATCACCGATGCTTTTAGGTATTAAAGATTCTACAGGACTAGGCAACAATGCAGACGAATTAAAAACTGCTAGTAATTTAATGGATAATACAGTTATTAGACCATTTCAAAACTTACTAATAGATGCCTTTGATAAAATATTAGCATTTAATAAAATTAGTTTAAAGTTATATTTCAAAACATTACAACCATTAGAATTTTCTGATTTAGAAAACGCTGTTACTAAAGAACAAGTTGAAGAAGAAACAGGGCAAAAATTAAGTTTATTAAAAACTAATCTAGCAACTAAAGAAATTGATGGAAGAACTGCTTTTGATACAAAAGAAGAAGCAGAAGCAGTTGCAAAAGAAATGGGTTGTGGTGGTTATCACACGCACGAACTAGATGGACAGGAATGGTATATGCCTTGCGAATCACACGATTTAAAAGCACCTTGTTGGAAAGGATACGAAATGATAGGCTTTAAAATGAAGAATGGCAAGAAAGTACCTAACTGTGTTCCTGTTGATGCAGCGGAACAGATTCGTACAGCTATTTTAACAGCCCTAGATGACGTCGGCGAAGATGAAGATATGGATAACTATGTTCTAGTAGATGAACGTCCGTCAGACGCTGAAAATGATTTAGCGATAGATAAGGTTTTAAAGTTTGCGAATGTAATAAAAAGCACACCGAGTAAAACTAGCAAACAAGATACGTCATTATTTAAAATACGATATCAATATGCACCTTTAGAATCAAGTGCAAACAGTAGAGAATTTTGTCAAAAAATGGTCAAAGCTAAAAAACTTTACAGGGTTGAAGATTTAAATAAAAATTTAGAAACCACAAAAGGTATGGGCGCGAATGGTTCTAATACATACAATCCGTTTTTATACAAAGGTGGTGTTAATTGTAAACACTTTTGGATGCGTAAAATCTATATAAGGAAAGACAACAAAAAAATATCTGTAAATCGTGCTAAACAAATGATTAATGATCTGGAACCTAGCGAAAGAAAAGATGCACGTTACGAAACTAATCCAAAAGAAGTAGCACAAATTGCAGGACCGAATAACAATAATTGGAGAATCAGTTAATTATGGCAGTAGCACTATTTATAAAACGTAGCGACCTAGTAAAAAACACCATATTGAATGGCAATGTTGATACGGACAAATTTATTGGCTTTATAAAAATTGCGCAGGAAATGCACATACAGAATTATTTAGGCAGTAAATTATATGACAAAATTAGCACAGATATTTTAGGTACAGGTGGCGCTAGTTTAACAGGGGATTATCTAGCATTAGTAAATGATTACATACAACCTATGTTAATTCACTATGCAATGGTAGATTATTTGCCCTTTGCAGCATACGAATTAAAAAATGGTGGTTTATTTAAACACAGATCAGAAAATGCTGAAACACCAAGCAAAGATGAAGTAGATTATTTAGTACAAAGACACAGACATTTTGCAGATTTTTATACTGAAAGGTTTTTGCAATATATGTCGTTCAATGCTTCTTCAAAATTTAGCGAATATTACACAAACAATAATGATGATATGTATCCAGATAAATCAAACAACTTTTTAGGATGGGTTCTATAACTACGTATAAAATTAAAAGCGAAAATCTAACAAAATTAATGTCTTACGTCAAAAAAAAATGCACAAAAGAAAAAAAATAACGTTATTATAAAAGATGGCATTTGGGGATATATATCACGTAAGTTATTTTGGTAGCGTAAATGAATCAAATGGTTGGGGTGGAACTTATCCGTTCGATGCAGATGGGAGTTTTTTTACTGCCGACACAACAAAAGAAACATCAGATGATACATCATATACTTCCGATGCAACAGAATATTAAATTTTAAACAATGGCTAAACAGACTATAAATATTGGAACAACTGCTAACGATGGCACAGGCGATCAACTTCGTGCAGCTTTCGATAAAGTAAATGATAACTTTACAGAATTGTATACAGATGATGCAGGGGATGTTGGAAGTATAACAGCTACCGCACCGATTTCTAGAGATCAAGCCACAGGTGCTGTAACGATATCTTTAAATGATGCAGGGGTAACCTTTGCTAAAATGCAAAACGTTGCAGCAAATAGCCTTTTAGTTCGTGATGCTAATAGTTCTGGAGTATTAACAGAAAAAGCCTTAACAGATACTCAAATATTAATTGGCGATGGCACAGGAATGACT